CAGGATCGCCGCGCCGGAGATGGCCGCCACGTTGGTCAGGGTGAGGTCGATATAGCCGCCGGGGTCTTCGGTGAGGCTGAGCACTTCCCACAGCGGCTTGACGGTATCCGTGACCTTGACCGTCGTCGCCTCGAACATCACGCTCGTCCAGACGATCAGCAGATGCGTATCGACGCTCGTAGCGAAGAAATCGGCGTCGAGCACCAGCCCGACATTGGCCGCCTTCGTCCCGTCGGTCGTGCTGTTGCTGTAGTAGGCCCCGACATGGAAGTCCGCGGTGGTGGTGGCCGCTTCCTGGGCGATGTAGATGTCGCGCACGATCGCGTTGGAAGGCAGCCGCACCATGCGCAGGATGCCGCCGGTGGTCGCGCCGGTAGTCGTCGCCGGGGCGATGCCGACCGTATCCTGCAACGGGCTGCCGCCCCCCTCCTGGCCGGATGTCGGACGGAACGGTGGGGTAAGACCGAGATTTGTAATGGCCGTTGAAGAAAGATTGCCCTGGGCTGCCATGTGGCTAGCTCCTTATACCGTTGGGTCGGCGCTTGTTGCGTAAGCGCTAGAGTGATACATTCACGCCTCCCGACAGGAGAGACCGCGATGCGCGATGCCGCTTATTGGCGAAAATACGAACAAAGCCCTAAACGGAAAGCTTGGGTTGCCCGATACAAAGCTGAGGGCAAGCGACAGGCGGCGCAGGCTCGATATGAGGGAACCGAAAAACAGAAGGCCACGAGAGCGCGATCCGCAACCAAACGATCGGCATCGCGAGCAGCCGACCGCGCAGCTAATCCAAAACCACCGCCAATCGGACGATACCAAACCCAACGCCGGTCCCAAGCCAAGGCAGTGGCGTCTGGGAAACGCGCCGCCGATCACCTCAAGCGCCGATACGGCGTAACTGACGAGCAGATTGCCAAATTGCAAAGCCAGAAAGCGTGCGCGATCTGTGGCCGCACCGACACTAAGCTTGTTACAGACCACAAACACGAGCCGCATCAGGTACGCGACCGCCTTTGCCGCTATTGCAACATTATGATAGGAGTTCTTGAACACTCCAATTACCAGAAGGCGGTTGAATACTTGCATGGCTGGGACTCTGTTCTCCATAACACTTAGGCCGTGGGGTCTTGCCCGCTGGTGTCCGCGGCGTTGATTTGGAACGTCTTGTACTGTTGTGTGCGCGTGGCACCCGCCGTAACCATCGACAGGAGCTGCCAGGGGCGCGAGACCTTGGTGGGCAGGTTGTCGATGAACGTGTTCATGTCGCGCCAGACGCCGAGATGCAGGCCGGAGCGGACGAAGGCGATGCAGTTGCGCAGGGTATCGGACGAGGAGGTGTTGAGGCGGTCGGACACATAGACATCGAAGATGCCGACCGATCCGACGTTGCCATCGGAGCCGATCATGCCGATGCCGTATTCGCGCGAGATCACTTCCTGCTGCAATTTGAGGTTGGCGTTCTGCTGCGAGCCGATGATGAGGCAGGGCTTCTCGTTGTCGAGAGCCCGGCGGCGGCGCATGCCGCGTTCGGCCTCGACGATCTTGGGCCAGGTCAGCCCGGTTGAGGCCGATGCGCCGAAGGTGTCGGCCACGACGGCGCCGCCCGAAGTGGATGCGGCGGTATCGAAGCTCTCGGTCGAGTAGTTCGACGGATCGGGGCCGGTCGTCGCGCTGCCGGTGGCGGCGTTGATGATGAGATCGTCGAAATAGCGGCCGATCGCCGCCGCCGACGCCTGCGTGATGCCGCCTTTGGGGTCAACGATCGAACGCAACTCGTCGAAGGTATCCACCCAGACGCGGATTTCCCGGTCGTTCGGGAAGACCCAGCGCGAGGTGAAGAAGGGGATCTGCGGCACGCCATCCGAGTACCGCGCGCCGGCCGCCGGCGCATTGAGCACGCCGATCTGGTTGAGCATCCGCGCGCCCTTGCCGACATAGCTGCCGACCTCGACGAGCGGGCGCAGGATCGAGACGCGCTGTTGCAGGAGGAGTTCGAGACCGTTCCTGAAATCGAGGGTGGTTTCCTCGACCTCATACGGGTTGTTGCCCGTGTTTGCCATTGGCCGTCATCCTGAAAGGGTGGACCGAGGGTTCAATCTCGGCGATACCCTATTCAGGACGCCATCCGCCTATTGTCCGACCCTTTATGGAGGGATGCCGGGGCTACTCACGCAATTAGGCGCGGCCGGCGGGGATGTCAACAGGTTTATTACAGCCAGTTCCGCAACCTCTCTCGTGAGAGGCGCAGCCGTTCGACCTTGCCGCGAAAATCCTTGGCGCCGGGATCGAATTGATTGCGCAGGTTGATGATGCGCTGGTCGTCGGTGCCGGCATTGATGACCGTGAGCTGGCCCATCCGTACGCTGTCGAGCGCGGCCCAATCCGCTGCATCAGCCGGGACACGCAGGTTGGCGCTGCATTGCGCACGCATCTCGGCGACGAAACGCGCCCACCAGGTCGATGAGACATACATCTTGGCCGGCACGTCCATCAGCGCGGCAATAACCGTGACCTCTTCCAGCAGGTTCGTCTCGGTCGGCGCCCCCTCGCGGACAAGGCGCCGGTCGAGTTCGCTCATGGCCGAACGCTGCGCGCCGCAACGTTGGCGTTGGCGATGATCGAGCGGAGCTGCTTGTACTCCTCGTCGGCGCTGCGGTCCCCGTTAAGGTAGCGCTCGCCCCAGCCCTTGTCGGCCATCAGGTCGTCGAGCCGGCGTTGCGCGCCCGCACCGTCGAGCGAGCCGGGCGTCTGGCGCGGGATGCCGCCGCCGCGCAGGATCGTCGCATCGTTCAGCGCGGCGGAGAGGGCAACCATCGCATTCATGTTGGCGATATATTTGGGCGTGTCGAGCGCGGCCCATCCCTCCACGGTGCCATCAGCAAAGCCGGCGGCGGCGACGGCGCGGGTGGCCTGAAAGAGCTTCTGGTCATGCTCGGTGTTCCAGGTCTGCCGCAGGGCGATGTCGTTGGCGGCTCGGCGCGTCGCCGCCTGGTTGTTCTGCTCGGCCCCGGACGCTTCCTTCTGCGCCACATAGTCAGCGGCGAGACCGCGCGCCTGGTCGAGCGTCAGCTTGTGCTTCACCGACATGTCGCGCAGGGCCTTCTGCTCGTCGGCATCGAGCGGGGTGCCATCCTGCCGGCGCACGCCGTCGAACACGTACTCTTCCGGCTTCGTCGGCACCGCCAGCGCCATGATGCGCTCGTAGGCCGTCTGATAAAGCGGGTCAGCGGCATCCTTCGGCATCCGCAAAACCTGGTCCGCCGGGACGCCGATATATTTCTCGGCCGATTGCCAACCCCTGATCGCCTTGGCGATCGCGGTCGGCATGTCGTCGTTGACATAGCCCTTGGCGGTAACGAACGCCTTGGTCTCGTCGTCATAGGCATCGTACCACGGCTTTGGTGCATCGCTCATCGGCGGGTTTCCTCGCGCTGCATCATCTGAAACAACTGCTCCTGCGAAAACTGGAGGTGCATCTGGATATGGTTCCACACGTCCTGCCGACCGGCGGCCCGGGCCATTGCGTAGGGATCAGCCGGCATCGGCCGCCCGACGCCGCAGAACTCGGCAAGATCGGCCACGACATAGCGCTGCGAGCGGGCATTCTGGAACGCCGCCTTGTAGGCCGCGCCCTCCTCGAAGAGATCCGACCGGCGAGCGTAAAAGCGCCAGAGGACCGACAGATCAAGCGCCATCTACGCTCCCCGGGCCGGCGGCGGCAAAAGAGGCATTCCGCCTGGGGCCATACCGGACAGCGTGCCGCCGATATTCTGCCCGGCGGCGGCCTTGTCAGAAATTGCCTGGGCCTTCATTATTGCTGCCCGGCCGGGGAGCTCCTGCGTCTGGCGCAGCCGCTCGGCGCTCTGCGCCCGGCCTTGCGCCTTCCTCTGCATCATCTGCGGGCTTGATGTCCAGCGGGTCGGGACGTGCTGGTACTCGGCGATTTCCGGGGTCGCGGTATTGTAGTCGAGCACGTCATATACGCTGGGGTCGCCGGTCGCCTGCGCCATTTGGGTCAGCATCTCGTGGGTCCGCCAGAAGCCGGCGACCTCCTGGCCGTGCAATGCCATGCCGAGGGGGCCGCTTGGGATCATCTTGAAATCACCTCTTGCCTCGCGCACGACGGGCGGCATCTCCGGGGCTTTCCCCATGCGCTGGATCAGGTGCATCTCGCGCCGCACCATCGGCCAGAGATAGCTGAACTGCTTGCCGAGCGCGGGGGCGAGGAAGATCACCGCCTGATTCGCCATTTCGATGACTTCGCGTGGGGAATGCTGGCGCTGCTGCTCTTCCCGGCCGAACAGAAGCGGGAACAGGTCGATGAGGAAATGCGAGTCGATGCGGCGCTCGATCTTCTGCTGCGCCTCGACTGTCGTCTGGTAGGAGCCTCCAGCCAGATTGGCGACAAGCGGCTTTCCGTCCATCGACATGCCGCCGAGGACGTTTTTCCCGGCCTCGTACTTGAAGTCGAAGAGGCCGTCTTCCGCGACGAGGCGCATCGGATTGCCGGCCTCGACGGCGGCGCGCAGCTCGGACTCCTCCATCGCATTGTCGGTCTTCAAATCGGCCAACGCCATCTGCGCGGGGCCGCGGTCGTACCATTCCTCGGGAGCCGTGATATAGCCGCCGGCCGCCAGCGGCATCGGGCCGTCGTAGCCGCTCTCCTCGAGGATGTCGGCGTAGTTGTAGGCCATGTAGACCGAGATGTAGGGCTTGCCGCGCGGGCTGAACGGCTGGAAGGGATCGTAGTCGTTGCGGGGCAGGACAAATTCGAGGAAGTCGAACATCGTCGATACATCGGCGCGGGAGAGTGCTGATTTCAGGTCGCCGCTGATGACATCACCCCAGCGCTGCGCGGCCTGCCGGGCGGTCCAGCGGAAATGCCGGATATAACCGTCCATGCGGTTTTGGTGGTTCATCAGCCGGTAGATTTCGCCGACTGCGCAGGAGGTGTAGCGCAGGCCGCGCGGCTCGCCTGGCATCGGATCGAGCATATCGGTGAGCATGTAGTGGTTGCCGAAGACGCCCAGCGAATGCCAGTTGATCTGCTGCTGGCCGTGGAAGTTGGCGCTTGGCCGGTAGCGTTCGGCCCACAGCACGTCGGTCCAGCGGTCGAAGTAGA